TGGCATCATTGGTTATTATGATAGATACCCACGGATACCATATTGCAGATTGACGGCCTTCAACCAAAACCATTTTGAACGCTGGAAAGATGTTTACCCGCTTGTCAAATTTGTTGATAATTGTTTCAAGGAATTGATACCTGAAAATTACAAACTGCAAAGAGCGGAAGCGGATGCAACAAGCCAAGATTTTGTAATACCTAACACAGCTTTCTCAACGGTAACAGTTAACCAAAACTGGCAAACCGCAGTCCATAAAGACAAGGGTGATTTTGAGGAGGGGTTTGGCAATCTTGTAGCACTTCGGCGGGGCAAGTTTGAAGGCGGATATTTTGTCTTACCAGAATGGCGCATAGCTATAGACATGCAGAATTATGATTGCTTATTGGTGAACGTCCACAAGTGGCACGGTAACACACCAATCAAAACAATATCTAAAGACGCATTGCGGGTCAGCACGGTTATGTATTACAGGAAGAAAATGATTGATTGCGGAACGCATGAAGAAGAACGTTTAAGGGCGGCTAATGCCGCAACCAATAACGAAGAATAAAAGCAAACATGACTATTGCGATACCTAGCCACCACCGGAGTGAGTTAATACTTACACACTCATTGAACTTTGCATTGAACCAATTATGTGCTGACCCAGCTGATATTTATATTTTCATAAGCGACAAAGAACAAGCCCCGGCCTACCAAAAAACCCTTGGCGGTTGTGGTGTTAATTTGGTCAATGCGGATACAGATACCGTTAGGGACAAGTTCAATTTTATACATAGTTATTTCAAGGACGGGCGCGATGTTCTGGTTATAGAAGACGATGTGAAAGGGTTGGTTTCTATTGCTGAAGAAACACCGCAGCAAACCGTGGAAAAAGGTTTTGCATTGATGCACCAATATGGGAAATCCCTATGGGGTATTTACCCCTCATCTAATAAATACTTCATGCGCCCCATTGCTAGGAGGGGGTTCAATTACATAGTTGCCAACATGTATGGATTTAAAGCTGACGGCGATGAGCGGCTCTTAATACAAGAACACAGTAAAACCGATTATGAGAGGAGTATTCTTTATGCTGTTTACAAGAAAGGGTCTGTCCGATTGGACTATGTTGCCGCCAAGACAAACAACTACACAACGAAGGGCGGGATGCAAATGCTTGATAACCGTGCTGAACTTGAATCAACAGCGGGTATGAATATCGTTCGCAGATTCCCAAGGCACGCGGCAATCAAGAAAGGAACTAAAAGCAAATATGATGAAATAAAATTGTTAAGATGAAACAAAAAATCCAACACATAATAATCACAGCAAACGGCAAAGGTGAAAGGATGGCTCGCTACCCGGTTCCGAAATTCCTACTGCCATATAAAGGCAAAACCATTTTGCAGCATCTCTATGAAAAATTCCCTTCTGCCATTGTCCTAACCCACCATGATGTAGAGGGATACCCTAGATATTATTGCCGCCCTACCAATACAAGAGGGGAAACACTAGCTTACTTAAAGGGGTGGAAAAATGTTTTGATAGTTGATAGTGACATTGTTGTTCTTGATGGGATTGCAAACGAATACACCCGCGACACTTTATATATGCGGAACGGTATAAATGCCGGCGTTTATTTTATAACCAATATTGATGAAACCCTCAAAAGAATGCAGGGTGATGACATAGCAAGTGCGATGGCCGGGGCTGACATTTTACTATGTGAAACAATTCACCTTGGAACAGAAGAAGAATATGAATATCATTGCCGTTGATTTTGATAATACCCTTGCAATGGGTAACTCAAGAATCAAAGACCTGACCCCAAATGTCCAATTGATACAGCGGCTTCGCGCTTGTGGTTGCTACATAAAAATCGTAACTGCTCGGGGGGCTAAGAATAATTTAACCAAAAAACAGAAACGGGAACGCTATTACAACCCTATCAAAGAGTGGTTGCATAGGTATGGTGTTCCCCACAACGAATTATCTTTTAATAAAGAATATGCCCACCTCTATATTGACGACATGACCATAAGCGAGGTGTCTGATTTCACAACAATACAAAGCCAATTCACCAAGAACAATATAATCCTAACAGAAAGAACATGTATAAAAGAATGCACCACAGCAAAGAGTGAGTTCAATTGGTATAAGAAAGCAAAAGCTGAAGGTGTCTTAACGCCGGATGTTAGGTTTGCTAATGACGAATTAATTATAACTGAAAAAATACAAAATGCCCGTAAACCGCACGTTTGTGAAATAATCCACTTGTTGAAAAGTTTTGCTATTTTAGCACCTATAAACGAGGCCAGTTACAAAACCTATAAAGACAACATAAGAAACTTCGATGCCCCTAAACTAACTAAACACCCGGCAACATTTTATCACGGTGACCTTTCTACACAAAATGTTTTGGTGTCTGATGGTGTTTATTGTATAGACCCTAATTATAAAGACGTATTTGGTTCTTACATAATTGATGCAGGTAAGGCCGCTTTCAGTTTTTACGCCTATGAAAACAACATGCTTGCGGCTCAACAAATATGGGATGCCTTCCCGGATTCTATTCCATATACTATTACCGAGGGGATGCGCGTTTGTAAATATAAAGATTATTATGCAGAGGTTCAAACATTAAGGGCGCACTTAAACATATAACACATTGAAACCAGAAAACAAATACGAACAACTTGAAGCACTCAATATCAAGAACATTGCCGGCAAGGTTGCCGCCGGTAAAACCCTAACCGCGGCGGATAGGAGGGCGGTAGAAAACCACAGAAGAAAAGAGCTAGGCTTGCGCCCAATGAAGACAGAGCAAGAATTAGCAAAAGAGTTCGGGGTTGGCAGACGGGGTTCTATAGTTAGGTGGAAGAAACTAGAAGCCCCGTTTGGTGGCACTAACGAACAGGTTTACCAATGGATGCTAGACAACAACATTCGCGGCGCTGACGAATGGAAGAAAAAATACAGAAATGAAAACCCCGGCAAATTCAAAACCAAAAACACCAAAAAAGAAAATGCTAAAATATTAAGGGTTGAAACCAAAACGGCGGAGGAACTCAGAGACGAATACTTGGCCGATTTGCGTTTGGCAAAAGAGGCTTGTGATGAGTCTAGGGAAAAAATGGCGCTGAACGCATACCTCAAAATTGAAAAACAAATAAGGGAAAGGGAAGCCCATGAAAAAAAGTTAGGGATAGAGCGCGGGGAGATGTTAGCTAGGGCGGAGGTCGAAAGGATTTTGCGCACATTGTTCCATTCCGCAAATGCTTGTTGTGATAAATTCAGTAAGCAAATAGCGCAACGGTTAAGCAACTTAGAAGCGGCGGAAGTCTATGAAATACTAGCCCCGCAGTTGACCTCATTAACAATATTTGAGAGCCTCCAAAAAGCAGCTAATCCGCCCGGTGAGTGCAACCTCCCGCAGTGGGTTATTGATACCGCCAAAACGGAAGAAAAGCATTACATTGAATATGACTGAATTGAGAAGCGTAAAGCGTAGAGATCCCATAGCTTGGTTGGAAGAAAACGTTCAACTTGACTACGGGTATTTCAAAAGGGAAAACCATCCGCTTATTGTTGAGCCGATCCGCATGGCAGCAAAAAAAAGAGGTGGGTATGTGGGGTTGATTGGTAGCGTTCAGCATATTAAGACCCTAACGGCTCAACTCATACAACTATATGGACTTAAGACTTCGCCGTGCAATGCCGCGCATTACGACCTAACAAGTGATGCACTCAAGGAGTTTTCAGATGACAAGTTTGTTCCCCTTATTGATAACACAGATACAATCACATGCCTAATACCAGACCAGCCATATCGCCGAACCAAGTTCTACACAAGCACCGTCTATGGATACATACGGTTGCTTTCTGCGGGTATAATGGCGAACCGAAATTCCAAAACACTTGAACGGATTACGGCTGATGAATCTTGGTCATATAAAGATGATGAGGGTTGGTTAGAGCAGATACATGACAGGCAAAGTTCTTACGCATGGGCTTGGCAAATGTTTCTCCCATCATCAGGGCAAACAGCCGGGTCGCAGCTTGACAGGTTATGGCAAAAATCAACCCAGAGAACTTGGCATATAAAATGCGATTGCTGTGATGGGGAAATACCATACATATGGAAGCTCCCTTCTGTTAATGGGCAAGTGCCGCCCGGCGGTATGCGATACGCCTCAAGCGAGGACGTAATGGACGAGGAAGGGATGATTAATTGGGTTAAGCTCAGGGAGTCAGCTTATTATCAATGCCAACTATGTGAGGGTAGAATGGATTGGGATGCTGCCGACCAAGATAGGCGCAACCAACGCGGACGCTATATACCGATGAACGAAAAAGGAGACCCGGATATTGTCTTCTATAATTATAACGCGATGGTTCATGTGCCTTGGCCTGACTTGGTAACTAAGTGGAAAGAGGCAACAATAGCAAGGAGCCGGGGCGACCTTTCAAAATTAGAAAACTTTGTGCG